AGCAACGATGAGTTACAAACTCTTGACCTTTCGGTTGGGAACATTGAGAAGGCTTACGAGGCTTTCCGTCAAGAGCAGTTAGAAAAACTTGCTTACGACAATCTCCAAAAGTCCTTTGCTGCTCGTTTTGAGCAAGAAGTTGCTTCCCGCGAGAATGTAATCGCAAAGCAGAACTATGATGCTGCTGCTGAGATTGCTTCCCTTAAGGACGAATTTACCGAGTTGCGTAAGTCTCTTACATCTGAGCGCGAAGTAATCGCCAAGGCTCAAAAAGAGGCTGTTGCTAACATTCCCACGATGGACGATATCGCCAAGATGGATTGGTCTGATGTTCACCGTCTTATCGGAGGAAACCTTTGAGGTGATTTAACATGACAGGTTATATTAACACAATTGCAGACTTAGAAGCACAAACATACGGCGTAGGAAACTTTGGAGCAGGTAATTCTCTCTTAAAGCAAGCAGGTCTTGTTGGCGGTATTCATACCGGCCACGATACCTCTTTAGGTCTTGGTTCCGCCACAACCGGAATTAGCGACGTTACTGCGCTTTACAACGTAGTTTACGGACAAAAGGTTTGGTCTATGCTTAACCGTGAATGCAACGCTCTTTCGATGATTTCAAAGCGTCCCTATACTTCTTCCGGTTGGCGTGTCCTTAAGTCCCGTCCTGCCGGTGGTAGCGGAAATCTCTTTGATGTTGCGAGAAGCGGCACATTGAATGATGCGTTATTGGGTGATGATGCTCCCCGCGCTGATGCTATCGGTGGTGTTCCTGAAAATGCGGGTCTTTCAACCGCTGCTGATGGACTTGGGCCAATTGCACCAACATACGCTCAACTCTTCACTTCTCCGAAGGTTATTGCTCACCAATTCGACTTCTCTGAGTTGGCTATGGAATTGGCTCAAATTGATGACGGTATTGGCGACATTCGCGCTCAAATGCGTGAAGACATGGGTAAGCACCATTCTGAAGTTCAGAACAAGATGCTGGTTATGCCTCTTGAAAACTACGGTGAAACTGTCGCAATGCCTCACATTGAGCGAAACTACACATCTTTGATGAAGGTCGTTACAAGCCGTGCTGAATTATTAGCACTTGATGGTGGTGTTCTTGCTACTGACGCGCTTTCAACTACTAACAACCTTGGTAAGATTTACGGTAGTGAGCGAGCAACTGCGGCTTCGTTCTTAGATGCTGAAGTGGACTTTGGTGCTGATTACACCGCAGGTAGTGTTCGCGCATTAACCCTTACTTTGCTTAACAGCATGATTCGCAACCTGCGTCTTTCGGGTGGTTCGCCAAAGGTCATCTTAACCGGATATGATACAATTCAGTCCATTGCTGACCTTCTGCAAAGCCAAGAGCGTTTCATGGACCGTAAGGAAATTGTTCCGACTGTGAACGGTGTTCGTGGCGTAAAGGGTCAAGAAGTTGGTTTCCGTGTTTCGACATACTACGACATTCCTCTGATTCCGGTCAAGGATATGCCTGCTACATCCGGTGCTTCGACCACAATTACGGATATGCTCTTCCTTGATACCGACCACCTTTGGTTGTCTGTGATGAAACCCACACAATACTTCGAGGACGGTATTTCCAACGGAAACCCCTTCGGTGTCGGAACCCTCGGCAACCGTGCGCTTTACCGCACAATTGGTGAAATTGGTTGTTCCTTCTTCAAGGGCCAAGGAAAGATTACCAACCTGCAATGAGGTGGATTAGTTGGCATTTACAGCAACAACTAGTTCCATTACGGTTTTTGGTAACAAAAGAATCGTAATTGGTTCTTACACCAATACTGCTGGTTCGTCCGGTGGTGATATTGTGACAGGGCTTCTAAGTGTAGATTTTGTCTCACTTACCCCCAATGTGGCGGCAGTTTTACCAACTACCTCAGTAGGAGTAGATGAAACTTTACCGCTATCAGGTGGAACTGTGACAGTTGCTACAGGCACGGATGAAAACGGCTATTTCATGCTCGTTGGAACCGGAAGCGCATGAAGGTGATAAAGTGGTTCAAGTCAAACTATCCGATAAATCGGTGATGGGAAGACTTGAGATTGTTGGAACAGACGGGCGGAGCGAAATTACACGCGATGATGCCTGTTCTGTTCCTTCAAATTGGGCTTTAATCAGACTTTCTGACCCAAATTTGATGTTTACTTTTGAGGAAGAAGATAGAGCAATCTTATCTTCTCTTGAAGGAAAAATGTTAGAGTTGGTTGGAAAGCAATTAGGTTTAGAAACTGCTGAAGCAATTGAAGCAGAATTGTTACCTACGGTTAAGAAGTCCAAACTCTCTTCGATTACATCAAAGAAGACTGAACCTGCTCCTAAGGAAGAAGCCTCGGAATCTGACGATTCTTGAAGCACTATTCTTAAGTAGTGGGTTCGCGTAGGATAAATAGAGGCGATAGCATGGGTTCCTTAGGCGCGTGTCGTAGTAGCGGTGTTATGACTACATCTCAAACAGTAGTTTCAGGTCGTGCAACATTAGTTAGCATTCATGCTGCTGAAGTTGCCGGTGCTGCGGCAATTGTGAAGATTTGGGATAATACCGCTGCTTCAGGAAAAGAATTGGCTAGAATTGTTCTTGCTGCTAATCAAACAATTGAGTTTGATATGCACGGTGTTCTTTGCACTAACGGTATTTACTTTGAAGAAGATACCGGAGCAGTAGCAGTTTCTGTCGAATATGCGTGAGGTGTTATCTTGGCTGCATTAAATCAAGATACCCGACTCGTCATGACTATTCTTTTCTGTGGTTGTCTTAGTGGAGCAAATGTCTTCTTTTATGCAAAGTATGGAATTGATTTTCCATATACCCATCTTGCTCATTCAATTCTTTTTGGATTAGTTACTGTTGGAGCAATTATGATTATGAAGGCAGTTGGGGATTTATTCCTAAACGAGCGCATCGAGTTGTTCTTGCTTGATAGGAAGATTGAAACCTATTGGGCTAGAATGAGTCGAGATGAAACCCAAAGAAAGAAACTCATTGAGACTTCCAAACAGTTTAAGAATGATTTTAACCGAACACCTCAATTTTCTTCTTATCAGGAAAATTCAGTTGGTTCTTCATTTTTAGAGGCACTACAATGAAGGTGATGGAGTTTGCTCAATGATTTGTTGGGTATGAATGACATTGACTTTATGTATAATCAAAGCCGAGCGCATTCAGCCGACTTGATGTTTCTTAAACTAAAGGCTTGGTTTTACGGAATTACATTTTCTGTAGCCACTTTGTTACTAGGAAACATTGGTGGAGTATTCGGTATAAATATTATGGGATGGATTATTGATAAAATTTTTGGAATTTTTGGTCATTAAGGGGGTTTTAGATGAATGTCACTACTGACAGGTTTTGCTGTAATTGTGACGGAGGCTGTTTATGCCTTTTACAAAAGAGTCCACGCAATCAATTTTGGAGTCTATGGAGCAACAATGGTTGGAAAGACAACACTACATCATCAATTGAGAACTCGTGGTGAAGTCCCTCAAATTAATCATAGAACTGTAGGAAGAGGAAAGGCATCAAGAAAATACGTTAAACTAGATGGTGAAGGGCATACTGTTAAAACCTCAGATATCGGTGGAGAAGCAATTTATTGGAAAGAATGGATTAACGATATAAGAGAAAGAGATGTTAAATATATTATTTTTATGATTGACCACAGGCATTTAGATAATGATTCTAATATGGACCACCAAGTTGCATGGAAGTTTTTAGTTGATGAATTAACCAAACAATTCTGGCCGGATGGAAAAAAGAAGAAAGAAACAGATTACCCTATTGCAGTTGGTCTTTGGGCAAACAAATATGACATTTGGGGAGAAAAATACCCAACAAAAGATTCAATAGAGAAACATAAAATTTTTGAACCGTTTAAATATGGAATGAGAAAACTTAACGAGAGAGGTATTCCTTGTTACAGATATATTATTTCTGCAAAGTCTGACCCTGAAATGGTTTATAGAGGCATATTCACAATGATAAAAGATTACTGAGGTGTTAAAGATGTGGTTTGATATACTTAAAAACAAAATGACGAGAGAAGAGTTTGAAAAAAGAGGAAGGCAGATATTAGAAATGCCTTTTGGTAATGAAACAGATAAAAGAGATGCTCAGAGTCTTTTTAATGGAATGTTAAAAGATGGAGAAAGTAGATTCTTATCATATGCAAATGCTATAAGAACTATGGAAGACTTTAGGGATGGAAAGATTTTAGATTTAGCACCGGCAGATAGGTGATAAAATGTATCAACAACCACTATTAGTGGGAATGCATTCTGCTCAGGCTTCTTTAGCCTTTCTTCCGAAGTTACCAATGTATCGTTCTCCCGGTCAAATTGAAGAATATAAATATGACCAAATAAAACCTAAGAAGCAACTCAAAGAAATCAGAAAGGTTTTACTTCCTGAGAAAAAGAAGTTCTTTATCTTCCGCTTTGGAAAGAAGTTTAACCTAAAAGACCGTTGTGTTGTTTGTGGTGTTAATCATTCTTGGGATGCAGGAGATTACTTAAGACCGCCTATTCCCCTAGATGAAGTCCATAAAGGACGCCCTCTTCGTGGAACATACTGCCCTAAACACGCCGCTATCTTCATGCAAATGGAAATGCTAGAACAACAGATTCTTGCTGAAGAACACGGTCTTGAGTTTAGAGGATTTAAACCAAAGATGCCTTCTATTGTTAATAAAGGCCCACTTAAAACCTTAACACAAGAAGACGTTATTTCACTTACCGCCGCCGGATGGTTGATAAAGGCTCCCTCCCCTGTCGAATCTGAGGAAGGGAAGCAGACCGCTATGAGCCTTTTAGCGGAAATGAATGCCTCAATGCAAAAACTTAACTTTTTGGTAAATAATGGAGTTGAACTCGATGGGACAGAAAGACGTAATTAGTGCGATTACAACGCAAAGCGATACGACCTTTAAAACGGTCAATAACTTGCTTTCACTTCAAGACAATCATGTTGAAGAATTCTTTCAATATCATGGAAAGCAATTCCTTGAAATGCTTGAAAAGATGATGGAAGACGTAACTGAAAGAGTCGTTAGTCAAATGCTTGCAAAGTTAGCATTTACTGTTGAAGCAAATAAAATCACAATTGACCCTGATGCTATGCGTGATTTTGAGAAAATAACCAAAGAAAACATTGACTTGGATATTGAGAGGATTTTACAATCTGCTTTGAATACAGAAGTGATAAACCAGCGCAAACTTGCGAAGCAACAATACCTTGAATCTCAAGGCTTTAGTGGTGCTTCTCCATCTGCCGGTGCTTTTGGTGGTGCTATGATGGGTGGTGCTGTTGCCGGTGGCTATCAAATGCAGGGAGCCATGCAAAACGGTTCAGGATATCCCGTCCCACCTTCGGGAACAGACGGATATGGGCGTCCTTATTGGATTGACCCAAATAACGGACAAATGAGTTATGAACCACCACAAAGCGGGTTACATTTGATGCAAGTTGCTCAGAAAGGAGCGGCTTGGGCAAAATGGCTAATGTGAGGTGGTATTATTGAAATACTTCAGTCGTTCCGGCCAAAAGCGACCCGACGATACTGATAGTCTTCAGTTTCGAGAGTTGATTCTTGGTGCTATTGTTTCTGAAGTATTATCTTCAAAGAGCGAAGATTACTCTAATAACCTCTATAATATTGATGACATTTTTGACCTTACCGAAAATAAGGAAAGTCAAGAGTTTGACGAAGAAGGATTTAAGGCTGAAGCAAAAAGGGTAATTAAAGAAATAATGGATGAACCATTGGGTTCTATCTTACCTAATTTGACTTTTCAGAAAGAATACTCCGAGTTTAAAAACTTAACTTTGGCTGAAATTACTGACAGGGAAAGAGTAAAGGAATTACTTAAAACCAAAAGAGGAGAACGACCTCCTGTTATGGAACCAAGTGAAGACTTTATTTCTCTTGATTATATCAAGAAAAACTTCGTTAGTGTCGAGGGAATAGATAAAACTAAAAATGATGAGGGTAAAATAGTAAAGGAAGAATACACCGAATATATTTGGGATGAAGCAAAATCACAAAAAAAGGATGACTACCACCCAGAATCAAAAATAGGCTGGCTTAAAAGGCATCCAGAGTATTCTGCATATTTAACTACTTCTGAATCTTCTAGTCCTGAAGTGACTATTGGAATGGGTGCAATTAAAAATAAATCAGATAAGGAAAAACTATTTGATAGAATTAATTCTCTTAAAGAAAAGGAAGACAGTTCTGAATTTAACCAAATGGTTGATGAAATTGTAGCATACGAACCAAAGGAAGAAGAATCTTCTAAAGATGTTGATAGCGATGATTCATTAGTTGATGATGAAAAGGAAGCCTTCAAACTTAAGATTCATGAAAAATATCCTAATGAATATATGAAATTATATGACCGAAATTATTTTTATAAAGACAAACAATTATTTGAGCATTTATATAACACTTCGCCTTTAGAAGAAGATGAAATTTCGGAAGAAAGGTCCGGCGACCCTGAATTAGTTAAAGAAGCCCATGAAGACCCATTTTCTTACATTAGAAGAATTTGGCCGACTGAATGGAATTTATACATAATCAAGTTGAAGTTATACGACAACAAACAGAAATTTAGCATCAAGATTGATAAAACCCATGAGTTGTTCCAAACGGGAATTAGAAGAGGAACAGGTTCAGGTGAAGGCTTCAAAACAACCGGAAGCAGAAGGCTCTCACCAATAGAACAAGAATACGACCTCAAACATCTAAGAAACTTCATTGAAGAAGTTGTCGAAGAATACCGTGATTTGAAGGAATTATTGGGGTGAGTAAATGCCCGTAGCCTCATCACCAAGCGATTATACTTCAATCGCTCCTGACTATGAAAATGGTTACGGGTATTATACTGATGTAGTAGCAGTATCAAATATGCTTCAAATTCCAGAATTTACTGATTTAACTAATCCAACAGAAGGGCAGGTTGGTTTAATAATTAAAAGAATTGAAGGCATTGTTGATGATGCAGCAAAGAGGTCATACAGACCAATTGTCTATAAAAATGAAGTTCATAATTTTGAATTTACTAGACACCCAATGCATTCCTATTATGGTGGGTATGTCGGTTTTGTTCAGTTAGATACTATGAAAGTAAGAAAGATTGTTTCTCTTAGAGTTTGGCAAGGCAATCATTATGAAGAGATTGCTTCTGCACAAGCATCAATTACATTTTTAGAAAATTTTAGAGACTTGACTTCAGTTGCTTTGCAGTTACCAAACTCAGGAACAGAATTTTCCATTATTGTAAGCACAGATGGAACGCCATTGTCTTCTGAATTTGATGTTAGTTTTGGGAAGAAGACAGCAATTGCTGAATTAGCCCACGCAGTAAATGAAGAGTTTCCGGCCAACACTTCTCAGTTTACAGGTGCTACGGCTGCAAAAAGCATCAATGTTGGGTCTAGACACATTTCTGACTACTTCTTCGGCACGAAGGACTCAGAAAACGGGGCGCGTCTGCTCATCTCATCCCTGCTTTCCGGCGAAGACGGCTCCGATTGTGTGCTGAAAGCGAGCATACAACAGGCCATCACTCATGTAAATGCTAGCACCAACTTAGTAGTTGCAGATAGCAGTAAATTAAAGGTAGGTATGACTATTGTGGATAGCAACAATCACATTCCATCTAATACAACTATTACTGCTATTGTTGATTCAACAAATGTAACTATGTCTAATGCGGCAACTCAAAGCGGAAGCGGCACAGCAACATTTACTTCTTCAAATGGTATTCCTACTGTTTGTGATGTTGAGATTTTTACTGATAAAGATGACATGCAACGCCTTGGTTCTTATTGGACTATTGGCGATGAAGGCCGTATTTTTTTCCTTAGAGATTATCCTTATCATACACAAAATTCTGTTATTGTTTCTTATGTTTCAGGTGATGGGAGAGTTCCTGCCGCTATCCATGAAGCCACAACAAAATTAGTTTGTGCTGAAATTTTACGACATGACGACCAAACTATTCTTATTGCTGAAACAGGCGGAAACATCAGCACTAAAGAAAAATACGATATTCTTAGAAAGGAAGCATTTGAAATCCTTTCAGGTAAAAGCGACATAGTTTATTTTATTGATTGACATGGCATTTGAAATTGATATCAGTCATTTCAAGAAGTTTCTTGAAATCCAAGAAGAAAGACAGAAGGCCATGCTTGAAGTCTCTCAAACTCTTGGTATTGATATCACAATGTCAGATGAAGAAAAAATTAAATATGCAGAACAAGATTTTGCTAAATATCTTGAAGAGGCGATTTATAAGGAGGTGGCTGCATGGATGAAGTCAGCCTTATAATTGATATCTTAACTAATAATTGGTCTGCATCTGTTACTGCTCTAACAGATGCGGGGGTTATCACCGCAACTCACAATTCAACACCTAATTTTGTTGATGTTAGAACATTGCAGAAAAATCAAGGTGTTCGCTACGACCTTTCTTCTAAAGATGTAATTATTATCTTTGAAGATTCACAATCTATTCAATATCCAACTATTCATTATGATATGCGTAATGAGACATATGGTTTCACTATGCACATTCGCACTATACACGATGAAAGGGCAGGGGGGTCAGAAGATTTTGGCCGCGAAAGGCTCAGGGCTTTATACTTGATTGCTCGTCATGTGCTTGAGGGAGTCCGACGAGGCTACACGGCTACTGATGGCTCCTGTTTTAATCAATTATTCGTTGGTTCGAGAACTGAATCGAATGATAGAGCAAAGAGATTATTTGGCTATAAAGTAAGCATTGAAGCAAAGAGATTTGCCCTCACAGTCCCGTAAGTTTGTTTTACGAGGGGGAATTGATTTATGACAGTTTGTAACACCGATATTTTTCTAGGAAGCGGAGCATCGCTTACCTTTGTGCCTGAAAATGATATTTACGTTCCTTTCGCTTCATTGAACGGGGACCGAAACACCTTAACTGTAGCAACTGCGTTTTCAAACGCATACAGTTTAGTTAACAATTTATACGTTGGTTGTGTTTTGGAATTCTATGATGATTCTGAATCCACTTGCTCTATGCACAGAATTACTGCGAATGATGCAATAACTATTACATTTACTCCTGCACTTCCGGCTTCCCCCGCCGCTGTTGCAGGAACCGACTATTTCCATATTCGCGGCTATGGTGCGCCTGTTCCTGCTCCAACATCAACGGCCAAAAGACTCCTTGCTGATGAATGGTTAGGTATTCTTGAATCTGCTACATTCCCAACTACTGAAGTGGAAATGAAACAAGTGAATCTTGCTCTTGGTGGTTCAAGAAACTACACTTATCAATATAAGGGTATCGAAACGGCTAGCGGTGCAAACTTAGGAATTGTTGCTAACCATGCTGCTTGGTTATACTATTTCTTAGGAAAATGCACAGCCGCCACAGGAACAACTGCTACTGAATCCTTAGCCGCTGGTGATGAATTTACTGCACAAACAAGTGGTGCTGTTTATATTGATAATGGCGCACACGTTGAAACAGGCCCTATTTTCTATCGTTCCATCGGAACCACTATTTGTCCTCCAATTTTGAAGGGACAAGATGCTTTAGCCGACATGGATAAATTAACCCTTCCAACTGAAGTGTCTAATGCAATTACTAATTCTATTTCCTATACCTTTGCTGAACAAGATACTGATAACCTTCCCTCGTTTGCAATTGAGCAGGTTCTTAGTAAGTTACCTTCAACTAACACATATAGAACAGAAAACGTTTCGGGTGCGGCTGAAACAAAGAACTTCGTTAAGATTGCAAGAGGAAACCGAGTTAATACCTTAACTCTAACAGCAAATGAGAATGAAGAAATTAAGATGACTCTTGACCTTAACTCTCGCGCTGTTCATTCTCTTGAACAGGATGAACTGTATGACGCCAGAAGAGGAGTAACTGATGAAACTACTTTCTTTAACTACGGGTCTGCTCCAACTTTCCTTGAGCCATTCTTCTTCTCTCGTGGATATTTTAAGATTTTCGGTCAAACTTACCTGAAGATTAACACTCTTACATTAACTATGAACAACAATCTCCAAGACCGCAGATTCATTGGTGTAGGAAATACTTCTATCAAGGAAGGTATTCCTGCCCAACGAACCTATGAATTATCTTTCACAGGACACGTTACCGATGATTCGCTTTACACAGAATTAGTTAGCCGTAGCGGTGATAACACCGCATCAGACGAATACATTGAATTACACTTCGAGAAGGCAAACGGGGAATCCTTTACTCTGAAATTTACAGATTATCAAGTGTCAGCAAACAACTTCCCAATCCCTGATGATAAGGGACCGATTGCAGTTGAAGCAACAGTTATGCCGAGAACCCTGCAATCCTGCACCGCAGTAACGCATTGGATTCTTCAGGGGTGAAACTCTTGGACCGATTCGAGAAGCGCAGACTTAACTTAGAAAAGGATACTAAGCCAAAACCAAAACCTGCTCCTGTAAAGTCTAAATTACAAGAATGATATTCCACCAACATACGTTTGTTTGTTTGTTGGTTATGAAGGTGGAAACATGATTACAGATAAGAAAGTAGTAAGTAACAAAGATAGCCTATTTGCAGCGACCGAAAGCCAAGTGCATTACTTAAAAGCACGACCGGACTCTGATGAATACCTTAAGGTATGGATTAGAGAACCGACATGGCTAGAGGCTGAAAAGGCTATGAATGCCGTAATGAAGATTGATTCTAAAACTCAATCTTTCGATTTAGACCTCAATGCTATGTATCGTTACATGGTTGAGAACTTTATCGAGAAAACGGAACCTTCCCTCTCCACACTTGATATGTTAAGGCTCAGTCCTTACATTGGAAACCAACTTAAAGAAATCCTCCCGAATCCCATGAATATGCTTCAGGAGGATGAAGCAAAAAACGAGTAATTCGGCAAGCATTCAAGGGGAAGGTCAATGACCCCGAAATTGCTTCCAAATTAGCCGTTTACTATTTGTCGAAAGGATTAGGAATTAGCCCTCTAGAAGTTTATAAAATGCCTGTTTCTATGGTAAAGGATTTCTTAGCAATTCATAACGAATCGGAAAGATTGCAAGCAGAAGAAATTGAAAAGGTAAAAAGGAGTGCTAAGAATGGCTGAAGACTTAGCAAGCGTTACTTCTGACCTCAAGCAACTGATGAGTGTAACCATTTCTGCACAATCGGCATTTGGGGGCTTAGGTAAAGCACTTTCAAGTATTGCTAATGCTTCTTCTAAATCATCTAAGAATTGGACTATTTTTAGTCGTCTTGTTTCAGGAACTCCTATTTGGGCTATTCAAAACAAAGTAAGAGCATACGTTGATATTCTAGCGCAAGTTGATGAAAAGCAGAAGTCCAATACTGATAGCAGGAAAGCATATAATAAAGCAATCATTAATGAAATGAAATCATATGATGCAATTAAGGCCCAAATGATTGGTGTTTCTACACAATTTGAAAATTATGCTCAGGCTCAAAATTCCTTCGCATCAATGTTTGGTAGTCATGCTGCTACCCTTAGTCACCTTTCTTTAGAAACTAGAGAATTACTTGAAGCAACTGATTCCTATACTTTAGCAATTAAGGCGGGATATACAGAGTTTGAGGCATATTCTAAAGCAATGGAAGAAGTTAATCAACAGTATACTAACCTAGAGAAAAATGCAATAAAGGCACAAAAGACATTAGAGTATGAAAGGAAAATGCAAACAGCGCAAGGAAGAAAGGAAATTAGAGATGAGGAAAGAAAGCAACTTTCTGAATCTAATATGAACAAACTAAATAAATTTGGTGAAAAAACTTCAGATTTATTAGAAAAAATCTTTCGTCAGAACGGACAAACTTGGGAAGTTAGAAAAAAGTTTGCAAAGGGGCAGGAAAAATACGATAAATTTGCAACTAGATTCCAAACAAAAATGCTAGGATTTGCTAATTTCACTAAAGGCGTCTTCCAATTACTTCAAAAGTATATCATTATGGGTATGTTTGTTGCTATTGGTATTATTGCTGCTATTGGGGTAATTAAACAAATGAGTGAACAATTAGATTTTAGTGATATAATGGAAAGAATAGGAGGAATTATTGCATTAATTGCTTCAGGCATTGGTGACATAGTTGGATTATTTAGCGCATTGATGAGCGGAGATTTGGAAGCGGCTATGGACTATTTGCGTAGCATTTTAGAATCGGTAAATGACATATTAATAGAAACTCTTAAAATTGCTTTATTGGTTGGCTTTGAATTGCTTGTGGCAACTATTAAATCAATACCAGAACTACTTTCAAATCCAATATATACTGACGCTCTTTATGATATACTTTGGAGAGCATTGGTAGCATATTCAGTAATAATTGGTGTTAAAATGGTTGCTGTTGCACTATTACAGGTTGCTGCATTATACGCACTACCTGTTATGCTCGGAATCGTTATAGTTGCTGGATTGGTAGGAGTATTTAAGAGGGTATTTGGAAAAAGGGAAACCGGAGGTATTGTTCGAGGAAACGAATCAATGACCTTAGTTGGAGAAAGAGGCCCTGAGTTGGTTTCGCTACCAACAGGTTCAAAGGTATATACCAACAACCAAACTAGCAAAATGACAGGTGGTGTAACTAATAACTTCAACATCACAATCCACGCCAAGGACACATCTGATGCTGAACTGCGAAGAATTGCTGAAAAACTTGGCGGCATGATTAGCAGCAAAATTAACAGAAGAAATTCTTCAAGCACTATGAGGTGATTTTATGCCTGACTATTACGTTTATCTTAAAACAGGAAAACATGATGAAGGCGATGGTGCTACCATTAACACTATTCCCCTAAGAGTAAATAGTGTAAGCATTTCCACATCTAAGACTATTCCATCTTTTCCAATCCCTCTTTCAGGATTAGCAACAGGTGAATCATTGACCGCCGCTCTCGATTTGGGTATGGCTACAAAGAACATTTCACTTAGCGGATTCATTGTTGAAACTAGCATTCAAAGAGAAGACCACTTGGGAAATAATTTAAACGTAACTATGACCCCACAGGAAATTGCTCAATTAATCCATTCTTCTGTTGATTCGACAGGTCTGGCAGTAAATCAAGCAATTAAGGAACTAGTTATTCTAATTCCATCTAAAGTGAATGAGTCATATACTGAAGTTACTGAAAGGTTGATTCCTTGGACTTTTCGCGCAAGAGGCAACCCAGACACTTATGATAACGAAGGTGTTCCGGCTTCTAACAATTTCCCAACATCAGAAAGTAGTCCGGGTTTAGAGGGTTTTGTTAGGTCATTCTCAACAACGCTTGCAGGACTAACTGTTGAAATTGAATTTAGCCTAGAGTTTGAAGTTGCATCATTAGCACCTTGAGGTGATTGAATGTATGACGTTTTGGTAGGAAAACAGCGTTCTCTTGTTTTTCCTGTTATGTGTAACGCATACGTCAAAATTGACTACGGTAGCAACGTAGCAACAACAGATTACGGTATTTGGGACCATGAAGGTTCTTTTACTTTTGAAGCAATTGTTACACCTTATGATGTAAATGGATATTGCCGATTATCAACAGGTGGTTCACTTCCCGTTATTAGAGATTCAAAGAAAATTATGCCGGGATTTGATTCAAGAATTGCAGGGAATTATCAAAGCAACAAATATCTAAATATTGGAAATCGCCTTGTTCATAAAATGTGTTTGTTTTATAGCACTTCTTTAAAAATCTATTTAGTGAACAGCACACTACACAATGAGAATAAACCTGCTGAATATAAAATTCAAGTTGAAATGACCATTGGTGGAACAACTGAAACCTTTACTAGCGGTGCTGTCATTACTTCTAACTTAGACCAACAGTTTGACTATTCTGGTTCAGACCTTTCAGGGTTCAATAAATTAGGAAAACTCCAATATGATAAAATTACTCAAGTGAACGGTGACTTTACCGCTCCGGTGTCGTCGTTTGATGTGGACTCCGCTTCTCGCCTCCATGCTAACGCTCAGACCGTGTATATACGCGACGGATTCAACTTCGTGCCTGTTGGGACCATCTCAGGATTATCGGGCCTCACGGTTAGTCTAACGACGCCATATTCGGAAGGCTTAAGCAACAATACCGACCTGTTTCTTGAGGCTTACCGCGAACCTTCGTATATCAACTCCTTTTATCACATTGCAGTAACATATTCAAAAACTCTCAATACTATCACTTTATACCTAAATGGTCTTCAAGTATTGCAAGATACACATTCTAATTCAGGAACTTTTGCGTTTGACCAAGAAGACTTTTATATCGGGGCCAATAATACCGGCTCAAGGGGAGACAATTCAGCATTAGCAAATGAACAATTCATGGGAGAATTACATGAATTGTCTATTTCAAATGTTAAAAAGGATACCTTTCAAAGTTATTCTAACTTGATGCCTAATTTAAACAATGCTCTTCTTTATTTGAGATTTGAGGAGGTGGATAACTAATGTCAACTCTTAGAGTTTTTAACAAAGGAGAAACTAGCGTTTCTTCTGTATTTAATACAAACTGTCCCACCAATGCAAAACTCACTACTCAATCAACAGGAACAGGACGATTCTTTACTGTTATTCATTCCGATGATTCTCAAAATGCTACCTTTAGTGAAATTAAGGCAAGCACCGGATTGCTTACTGAGTATTCAAATCAAGCCAATACAGAAGGCTTCAAAATCCGTTGCTATGATAGTGCAGATGATGTAGGTATTCAATTGAATGGTTTAGATGCTAACGATTATTACTTTGTTCTTATTCATTCTGATAATGAAAACATGCACCATTTTGCTAGGATTACTGAGTTTTTAACAGAAGATGTTGATGGTGATGCATTTGAATTTACTCCAAAATTGGGAAACCAAGTAAATAAAAATGTAAAATTTATGCTATTTAAAGGAACAAATATGAACACGGCGATTGCTGTATCTTGTGGTCTTAAAGAAGGATTACGAGATAATTTAGTTTGTGCTCGTCCTCTTTTCTATTTCCTTAATGGCTTAGATAAGAGTGGTGAATTAAACCATAACACGAAATATTACGCGGCAGTTGGATATACTTCAAGTGGTGCTAGCATTACACCAAACACCTTAACTACCACATTCTTAACAGAGCAAGATTATTCAAATAAAATCGTAGATTATAGTCTGTATTCACTTAACGTGACCCTAACTGATTTAAACAGAGAGGGAGATATCGCGGCAACTCCGGTTGCACAGGAAACCTACGTTCTTCCCTCGGCAGATTATACTGACTATGAAGATGTTTTTTACAACGCCAGAAGAGAAACCTCAGATAATGCTACTGTTACGACATTAAGAGGTCCGACTCGATACGTTCATTATGATTATTCTCCAGACTATTGTAATCTAATGCAAGGTGTTTTTGAGACTGAAATTGAAGACTCGGTTGAAAGCAGGTCCGGTTTTGCAGAATCAACTGCAATTGATAATAAAAGGATTTATCCAAAGAAGATTAGTGAAGATGAACCATACCGAATCCGCCACATGGTTCACACAGGAACAATTGATGAATGGTTTGAATTACAGGCGGAAGTATCTAATTATATTTCTGCCTTTAGGAGATATATTTTTACTTCTGATTACCCTATTAACGATTTGATTGCAACTAATGACGTTGTTAAATTAAATGGTAGGTTACTAATCGTTACATCAACAAGTGCTGGTAGCATTGATGTTTCAAATTACAGTAGATTAGAAACAGAAAGTGAATTTACCAATACCTTTACTAATTTTTCTTTATTGACAGGTAGTTTATATCGTCGTGCTTACAGTCAAAGTAAAGGAACATTACTCACTACTTTCCCTATCATTGAAAGTCGAGATAGCAAAATATTCATTAGATTTATGTCTAACAACTTCGGATTTATTTACGCTAACGTTAGTGATTCAAATAAAGTTCAACAGACTTTAACGCTATCTTTTTCAGGTGATTCATACCACGGCGAAATGCTAAAATATGTTTCAGGGAAGTATATCATTTTCATTGAAAGGTTTGATGGGGTGGTGGAATCCTTTGAGAGTTTTAAAGAAAATGGACAAACAATGGCTACTGTTAAGGGCAGAAACAATTTTAGAAAGTTACTTTCCCCAATTGTTAATACTAACAAATTATTCTCTAGAGACATTATTTACAGTTCTAGGTCTTTCTATAATAAACTAACAGATACTACAAAAACTGTTGATACTACCAATTCAATAGTTGGAAATTCTAAAACCTTCGATGTTTCTTCTAGCGGTTTTTCTTTTGTTTCTGGCGATATTGTTTTTGTTAAGTTTGCAAATAATTCCATCGCTTATGTAGGCATTGTTGATTCCTACACATACCCGACAGTAACTCTTGAAGATTACCCTAAGTCGTTAGTTGAAGGAGCATCATCTGTTGGACTTTATGTTGCTAGAGATAAAAATTATATTTTGAACAAGGCTCTCTCTTCAAACGCAAATCTATCCCAAACTGTTTCTTCCCTTAACGGAGCAGCAGGTAAAGGTATTTATTTTGAAGGTGGGACTAAATTACAGTCTAATGGTTCTGATGGTGAATCTCTAATTGGTTCTTCTTCTGATGATAATGCTAATGCTTTAGGCTATCCTATCTTTGAACCGGATGAGATTCTTTCGGATTTAGAATTCCAAACAAAACTTAAAGGAACTAGCACATCGGCTGAAACATTTGATACTGTAAATACTCTTATTGATTTTGAGGTATTGGGTATTAAAAATGAAGAGACATATTCTATTATTGAGTTGGCTCCATATTTACCTTTGACTTTAGGCCGAGTTGATTATCAATATAGTAATACCACAGATTCTTCTTTCAGCAATAGAGGTTCCGTTTCAGCAACTACTAACTCTAAGTATTTTACCTGTTCTACAACAACAGCATTAATTTATAATGAACCATTATATGTTGATGGTGTATTTATTGGAAAATTTGTTTATCAGGTGACTAATTCTTCAAATGTTTCTGTTGTCTATATTGATAGAAAGGCTACATTTTCTTCTGGGCAACTGCAAGTTTTAGAAGATAAACAAGCAACATACGCTGAAAAAGAACATCCAATATATTCTATGTCTTTAGTTAATGGAGCACATTTGCATGGTGGAAAAGCAATTAGTTTATTACATCCATTTACTATTGATAGTGCAACTAATAATCATTTGACTACTTTTAACCCTGTAACCTTTTTTTCTGGTTCTTCATATGAAGAGAATTATAATGTCAAATTTGGTTCTCCATATTATAGAATTATGAATTTAGAGTTTGGTAGAGTTGAAAAATATTCTAGCACAATTGCTGATTGGTCTGACGATTACGATTTAGATTATTATTCAGAAAATCCTAGTTCTATTAAGTATTATGGTGAAGCCTATCGTTTAAATCCGGGCTTTACGTCTTCAGTTGTTGCTACAACAGGGGTAGGAAAAACAGGGACTTCGACGTATAATTATCAATGGTTATTTGAAACTAAAGGTATTTTACCTGCTTCGGGTTCTAGATTCTTTGATGAAATTTTCTTAGAGCAGAATGGAACACAAGATATTATCTTTAAATCAGATATGAATGGTGTATATTCCCCTTATCGAACAAAAGACTTACTTGAACAGTTTGACACAAAGGTATCAAGGATGTTCTTATTTGCTAATACTGATTTAGAGCCATATAGCGGAACAAGAAAAGATAATATCTTTGGAAGAGACTTGACAAACTATAGTTTGATTCTCAAAAAGAAAGAAAGACTTACAGAATACACTTCTAACTCTGATATTAATGCATCTAAAACCACTTCACTATCTAATATTGATAATGATTATGTAAGTTTGCCAATTTTAGAAAACACGACAATACCCGATGACATTCAATTTGGCCTTATGAGATTAACTGAAGTAGTATATGATTGGCATTTTAATCAAATTGACCCAGAAAACCTACCCTCCACTAAAAGAATAATGCCAAAAACTCCTTTGTTAGTTCATGATTTTGTTGATAGCGGTGACGATATTTCTAGCATTTCAGGTAACACTATTACATTAACTGCTACTACAACAGGAACAATATCTAATGGTGATTTTGTTTGTGATGATGAAGGAAACTTTATTGGAACTGTTAGCGGAACTCCTTCAGGAACAACAGTTACTTTGATTTTAGATGCCAAAAAACAGCCGGGAAAATCAACATATTATAATGGAAGAATTTGGGTTGTTCAAAATACACAATACACTACATTAACAGGGCATGGACCTAAAAATTCTATTCTTTGGGATGAACCTATTCATATGTTAAAATCATTTGTTTATCAGGATGGTTGGGGAGGTGCTTCTAGTCAATTTAATCAAGCATATGGCTCAACTTTGTATGGTTTAATTGGTAACTACAAAGCAACAGTTTATCCGATTGATTTGGGTATATATTTAGACGGAACATATTCTATTCCGTCTAAGGTTCTTGATTTTTATCAAATTTTAAGTAACTCTTCTGCATATGATATTTATTCATTTGATTATCAATTACTTCCAATTTTGTTAGAAAAATTTGATGTTGATGATGGGACAGGTAATATCACTAAGGGAATGGTTTTGCCTCCTATTAAGAAAATAGAACAAGATATACTAACAGGGACTAAAAAATTAAACATCATATCTATTGGATATAATTATTCTTTGGGTAAAAATCCGGGATTATTTGCATATACAGACAAAGGCTATAATGCTAATTCTGAAGTTGAACTCGATGGGACATATTTAGGGTTTAAGCCTAGAATTAGAATTGACACTTCACTATCTTCCCAAACAGAAACTGAAATAACAAACAAAGTAGGAAACAGAAGTTTCTGGAAATATGAATTAGAGGTATCAAGATGGAGTGGAGGATTTGATTACAGTAATTATATCTTACAATTTATAAATTCATTAGATGGATGTTATTTAGTTTCCGAGAAGGCCCAATATACTTTAGAGGAATGGTCTGGAGCAGGACAAGAAACACCTGCCTATAAGGCATTAGATAATGTATCTTTAAATGATTCAATTCCAGAAACTATTGCTTATGTCGTTTCTCATGAAGTTAAAACGAATGATACCACTCTAAAACATGTTATCATTACTGATAAGCAATTAACTGATGATTACTTTAGGGTTATGCAACCAAACCATACCTGTATGTATGAATTTACTCCTGAGATTAAACTAAATGAAATGAGTTCTAAATATACCAAGGTAAACGGAGAAGAAAAAACCTATTCAAATATCAAGGGTTTCAATGTAGCAAGTAGTGGACAAGATAGATACATTTCTTCTTCAACCTCCACATTTACTGCAAGTCAGCAATTATACAATAGTGGTGGAGCAGAAGCAGCAATGTCTATGTATGTGGCAGTTGATTTGAATAACAAATCTTCTAGTGAATCACATATCGTTTATAGAAATGCTGCTAATTTAGATGACCTTTTACCCGATAGTTCAAATATCATTTATATGTCAGATGGAGAAACTAATAAAAAAACAGAATTAACAATATCCGAACATTTTGTAAATTCAAGCACTACAACTAAAAAACTTCAGTTCGGTGAAAAGACAAAATTATTAGGTATTGTTTCAATTACACAACCATTTGAAATGATTGTTCCTAAGGATATTTCAGGTGATTACTCACGCGCTATGATTGGCGCGGGCGTATCAGTAGCAAATGAAGCAACTAATATCATCAATGATTTACTCGAAGATAACGGAATTCAATTTGAAATTCCTGATATTGCATACTCTCATTACCTTGCACCTAACTTCCAAGGTATTGATTTGTTCTCGGCAATCAATTATATTCTAACCAAGAAAGATTACTCTCTCGTTGAAGATTCTGGTGTATTCAAGATTAGAGAAGGAACTGACTCTCTTCTATATTCAGGTGTTCTGATTTCAGATTACGGTGAATATCAAATCTTCGACTTCAGAAAAGAGAAGTCAACATTTGATAGATACAACGAAATTGTCGTTTATGGAAGAAGCCACAAAGCCGTAAGAAAGGACTTACGTTCCATTCAAAAGTCTGGAAGAAAAACATTAGAATCCTTCCAAAGAGAATTAAACTCACAACAAGACGTTGACCAAAGAGCAACAGAATTATTCTTACTTCATAACAGATTGAACGAAAAGATTGTTGTTGAAATTGGACACCAAGGCATTTCTCAGATTCAACCCGGCGATATTATTGAAGTTGAAATCAGAAGAGAAAACATCCCAAGAAGCCAATACAAGGTTATTCAAGTCACGCACAAACTTACAGGCAATCTCGTTCTCCAACTTGGAAGATACTCCAAGAGGCTAGAAGACCAATTCTCTGAGTTATTACTCAATGCTCAAAGAGTTAATTCAGCAATCAGGGAAACCGCATTTAACGAAAATGTAGTAAATTACGACTTCTTGGAAAACCTTAAGGTCAAGCCCCTTCGTCTGCTGATTAGGAAGCGGTCTTCATCAGGAGGCACTTTGGGTTTCGGTATTACCTTAGGTTTTGGTTCAACCTTTACAGGATTAGGAACAATTACAGAAACTGAGTTAGAGGATGTGGAATATTGATTACAGATACATTAAGAAATACGTTAGCAACGTATATTAAAAATAATGTTGATGGTGGTAAAGTAGGTCTTGGTGGTAATTCAACAAGTCCTGCGGCAACAGACTTAGATGTTGAAGTTTCAGTTACACCAACAGTAACTACTGATATTTCAACGGCTAACGTAGTTGAAGTTAAATTGTCAATCCCCGGCTCTTCTATTTCAGGAAAAGTCATAAGAGAAGCAGGTTTCTTTGATGGAACTGATATGTGGGCAAGAGAAGCATTTGAAGGTGTAGGGCCTTTTTCTTCAACAGAAACGCTTGAAATTATCTTTATTTTAGAGGTGGAGTGATATGGTTAGCAATCCCGGATATTTTAGTCAAATGGCTTCAGGTGGAGCCTTAACGCAAGTTGAAGATGGTGTGGATAATCCACACACAGGCTTAATCAAGGCATTGAGTTTAGGCATGGGAGGCAATTATCCCATTAGTGGATTTGATGCTACTTCTGTTACTGCAACAACGGCGACGATTGCTAATGGTGTAATTTTTAGAGATGGTTCTAAAGTATCAATTACAGGCGGAGGAATTACCTTAAGCACCACATACACAACGGGTTATCATTTATTGGTTGCCCGCGCTTCCGGTATTGTTTTGATTAATCCTACTGCTGTTGATAAAGTTCCTGAATATGCTTCCGGTGATGTAGTTATCGGTATTTTTGCTCACACAGGGACTAATCCTATGAGTATTCAATATCTTTCTATTGATAAGACAGCAAACTCATTAAGCATCGGTTATGATTCTTCAGGATATACTGAAGCAGGAACAATTACCGGAAATGCTAATGGCGTTTTAATTACAGGAACATCAGATGTTACTTTAGACGGAGCAAACGATAGGGTTTACATTAAAGATGCGACTAATAATACGTTAAAAACAGTAACTCCTCAACAAATTAGAGATTTAGCACCCACTACTTCGGAAACATTACAGACAGTAACGGATTCGGGAGCAACTACAACTAACAGCATTACCGCAAATAGTTTTGTTAAGACAGGCGGAACCTCTTCTGAGTTTTTGAAAGCAGATGGTTCTGTTGATTCAAATGTATATCTTACTACTGAAAGCGATACATTGCAAAGTATAACTGATAGAGGACGAACTACTACTTGGGATATTACTATTGACGGATTGGTTAATAATGGAAAAACTGTAGTTCCTTCGGTAGACCCAATTACTTCCACTACGGAATTAGCAGCGATAAATTATGCTAATTCTATTTATTATATTACCGCTAGTTTAACTTTAGCGGATGGAATGTCTGGACAAGTTATTCAAATTAAAAACGTAGCCGCTACTCAAGTAACCATTAATACAACTAGTAACGTTGATGGGGCAGGAGCGGCTAGCGACCAAAGAAGAACAGGTGCTACACAAATTACGTTAGAATCAATGGAAGGAATTACACTACAATATGTTAATGACGTTGCTACTGTTACGCCCGGTTGGTATATTCTTGATACTGATGTTGATACAGATACAGACACAGGTATTACAGATATAGTTGAAGATACTACACCGCAACTTGGTGGTAATTTAGATTTAAACTCTCAAGATATTACAGGAACAGGCAATATTAATATTACAGGCGATATTAATTGCGTTACTCTTACTGCTACTAAATTAGCAACTGATACTAAAACCACATCAACATTAACAAGTGCAGATGCCGGTAAATATCTTTTCGTTACTGCTGCTAGCCAAACAATTACCTTACCCGCTAGTCATTCAGCAGGCGAACAATACAGCATTTTGGCAAACGGTAATGATGTAACCTTAGACGGTAATGGAAACAATATGAATGGTTCAGCATCATCAATCACAATTACGGCATATAATGGTGTAACCTGTATTTCTGATGGAACGAATTGGATAGTATTAGGTGCGTGATTAAATGTATTTGGCCGTAGCAGGGTCTTGTGCTGAGGATAAAGCAAATAGCGTATCTGAATACGATTTATCTTTATTCTCACTTCCCGCTTCTTCTTCAGCGAACATAGTAGTAAGTGGTAAAGAAGCAACTGATTTATTTATTGGTGGCGGGACAATTTCATTTGCTATGACTGATGGTTATATCAGACAATATGATTTTTCTTCAGAAACATTGCCTGTTCCTAGATATGATACGACAAATACTATTTCTACTTTAAATACGGGTGTAACGGCAATCCGTGGTGCAACTTGGGGTAATTTTGGAACTAAATTAGTATACAGCGGAAGTAATGGAACTGCATACCAAAGAACATCTTCAGCATATACACTTACGGGTATTGGTTCTGCTTCCACGAATTCGCCCGGACTTGGCGACCTTCAGGGTGTGGCCTTCAATGATACAGGAACTAAAGTATTTTATTGCCGTGCAGGAACAGTAAGTCAGGCTACTTTATCAACACCTTGGAACATTCAAACTCGTGGTTCATTTACTTCATTAACCACATCAACAGATACAGATTCAGATGGAGGTTCAATTAACAATCTAACTTGTATTAGATTTTCGGCGGATGGGACAAAAATGTTTGTCTCATATAGAGATAGTTTTGGAGATGGAACATCTCCTTTACATTATCCTGCAATTGCCCAATATGAATTGTCAACAGCATTTGATGTAACAACAGGAACATACTCTAAAAATCTTAAAATGGATATTTCTATCGGAACTTACCCATCTTCTCCTTATGTCGGTTGGATTACATTTATTACAGGGTTTGATTGGAACGCAACAGGTGATAAGGTAGTTATTGTCGGAGCGCATCCTGCTGGAAATGGAAATGTTCTTTTATTCTCATAAATAAACTAATACGATTAAATTTCGGACCCAAATTCAAAATGCGTAAAAAAAATGGGAGGCCGAGGGTTTTACCCCTCGACCCCCCTTAGTGTCTGATTAGACCAAATACCCAAGCAATCACGGCATTCCCATAGTTTCACCTGTCCGGGCGAACCTACATAAAAGGCGATTAGCCGCTTCGCTAATGTCTGTTCTGTGCAAAACGGACATTGCTGCTTAAGAGCCATCTTTCTCACGCTGATTTACTAACCTAGCCATATACTGCTCAACAGATTCATCGGTGATATTAGAACCACCAAATGCTGCAAAGAACAGCAATAAAACAACTAGCATAAATAAAATCAGAAAGAAAATTTCCCAACCTGTCATCACCAATCAACTCCTAAATCAACAAACTCTTCTTTTTCAATAGAGAAAGCCTTCACTATACCATTTTCTTGCCCATACTTCCAAAGTTCATAGACTAATTGGCTATCCTTTAGGCAGTAATCCACGACCGTATCATAGTCCCCTGCCTTCCATAAGGCGGGAGCATCGGCTGAATCCATCATCTTAGACGCATCTAAAGAACACTCGACTAAGTTTTGAAGTCTAAAGCGTTCACCGTGACCTTTCAGAAGAATCTTGCTAGTATCAATATACTGTTCTTCTTCTAAGAACTTACGAATGCAGTATATGTCCATAGAATCACGCAGGATAGGTAGGTCAAACGCCGCGATATTGTGGCCTAATAGCAGGCCACCTGCCTTCTGAAAATCGTCAAGGTCATATTTCAGGTCGCGCAGACTTTTGACGATGTGACCGCCCTTAGCAAAGGTATTCACGGCCTCATCAACATACGCCGTTCCTGTTGAGCCATCCCAAGTGGTTACGGTTGAAACTTGAAACATATGGGTATTACCAAAGCCACCGATTTCGTGAGACATATTCTTAGTCTCTAAGTCAATAGCCATTACGTTCATTTCACTCACCAGACCACAGTTTGCTCAACTTTTCTTCTGATTTGTCTTTTGTTTGTTCTTCTTCGATACGACGCTTAAGAAACACAACAATGTTCTGTCCTGCAACAGTTACCATTGATGAACATTCCCAACCATCAGCACCGTAAGTATCAAGGGCTTCAATAATTACTTTGGGTCCTTTTGATACTTCAAAAACTTTATATGTGTTTTCCCACTTCATTCTTCATCACCTAGTAGTTTAATATAGACCGCTCGGCCTTTTTTATCTTCTTTGAATTTATGCTGAATCTTTCTAAAATAATTATATACAGAAGGTTGTGATTTCTTTCCTTTTGTCATAACTTCAGAAAGCAAGTCTTTCTTTGAAACGAAGCCGTCTTCGTCCTTTTCCATGTCCGTATAGCATTTAACGAATAAGGGGAACATTGACTTTTCAGAAAGTGACTGACGCTTGACCCGTAGGCCCTGTTCCAACCAATCAACCAATGTGCTATAACATTGTCGGACAACGCTACCTGCTTGACGGACGTTTCTTGGATTTACAATGAACCTTTGGCTTTTATCCTTAATTGATGGGGCTTCTGCAATCGAACACAGAACACTCATCTTCATGAGGATTTTCATCAATCTGGTAGTAAAGTTTTGCGCTACTTTACGAACTTCGGCGTTTGTGTTGTTAATGTAAGACTCCATGTTTTCGTATTCAAGCATCAAGGCATCCTGAAAAGCCTCGGAGAACCGAATTGTTTCAAGAGAATTTCTTCCCGCATCATTGAACCTATCGTATAATGCTTCATAAATCTTAAAAAGAGCATTTACATATTTATCAACGGGTTGGTTAACTTCTTCGTATGTTCCCGCTAATTCAATCTGCTTCCTTCTCATGTTTTGTTGGATGTGTTCAGGCGTGTCCCAAACATACAAAAGCATACGCTGAAGAACACCTTTATTCGCAATAACATCACTTAGGTTTTCAGGAGGATACGTCATAGCCATAACAGAACGCTGACTAAAACAATACTTAACTTCATTATCGAATTGACGAAGTGCTTTACTAATTACCCAAGACTCACCAGCAAGAGTGTTCATTAGTGTGTTAAGATACACAATAGAAGATTCATTGTGTTGTGTTGGTTTAAACACACCTGAATACTCAAACTCGTCCCAATGAGCAAGACCCGCACCTTCTAAATGGCCGGGAACGTGTTCTAATTCAGTTTCTCCATCATCGTTGATTTTCTTGTTAAAACCACCGATAAGGGTTGCATCCGAGTAATCTGTAAGTGAGAAAATGTCAAAGTTTTGCGGGCGTGTTTCTTCATTCCAAACCATATTTGGGTGTTGACCCTTCTCATTAATTTTCTTAAAAACTCCCTTTGCTACAGGACCAACAAAATTCCAAAGTGTTGATTTTCCTGTTCCTGAACTCTGAATCCAACAAAAATGGATTCGGCTATCTTCAATGTTTCGTCCCGCAGGAATACGAACAAAATCCTTTGAGATTTGCCCTAACAAAACAAAAAAAGATACCGCCGCAGGAACATCGTTCATGTGCGATACTTCAAGAGCAGATTTCTGAAACTCTCGCACAACGGCGGGAAGTGATTCAGAAAATGCTGCGGCGCGTTCTTCATAAATTTCAACGTAATCTTCATCAGTCATATTTTCACCTTCTCTTCAGAGTTGAGGGTATTAACTACCCGTTCAGCGATTGTCGGTCCAATACCTTCAATCTTAGAAATTTCAGAGGGCCTTTGCTCTCCAATTTCCATAATAGAACCAAATTCTTCAATCAATTTTGTTGCCTTTGATTCTGAAATGCCCTTTATTGTTGAGAGGACATCAATTCTCATATCATCACTACTTAGCCTTTTATGAATTCTTGGCTTGATAGTTGGTCTATCTAACGGTTGCATTTTGCAAACTGCTGCAATAATTTCAGATGCTTCTTCTTCAGAAGATACCCACATGGGTTTTGCATCCATATCTAAAACAATTCTGCCGTATGCTCCTAAGAATTTGTTTCTTAGTAAGATTGCTCTTGTGTGTCTTGGCATATTGTTAGGAGCATTATCAATTACATTATTGATTGCTTCTTCAATCGTTCCGTAAATCAAAACAATGTTTACTGAGTATGCCCTATCCATATTATCAATCTGAGTCCACATTCTCTTAGATAGAACAGAACCTAAAAAGTCTGTAGTTGATTTGGCTTCAAAGCAAACATCATTGAAAACATAGTCTCCAATTTCAAGCCACTTCTTTTCAGTTTTGATGTTAAGCATTCTGGCCTTTTGCTCAACTAGTCTAACTAGTTTTGAACCTTCTTTTTCTCTAGAATCTATAATCAGCATTGTGATATTCCTCCTAATACATTAAATAAAAAGGCAATGCTACCTATTGTGTAAAAAGCGAATCTTGAATAAAAAAGTAAATCATTTCTTTCCATTTGGGAACCTCCAGCATTTTCCTACACAATAACCATTGGATATGAGTGTTTCGCACTTAGGAGAATATCTGTTATTTCTAACAATATAACTAACGTGCTTAAAAGATTCTCTTTCATTCCAATCTAGCCATATTTCTTCAGAAGAACCGAACACATCATGTAATTCTTCCATTATTCTTTCAGACACTTCCTTTATTTGTTCTCCATTTAACCTAATACCTGAAGAACCTGTGAGGATATCTCTATACCATTGAACCAAATAAACTCGTGCAAAATGCCCGGGATTCTCAACCATAGTGGCGTTGTGCAAACAGGGAAGGATGGGGAGTTTACCGTTGTGTTTAGGCACAGAAACTTCACCCTCCACCATCTCGATAGGGGGTTGTTCGGGGAAGACGACCCGCTGACTACCCGACTTTTGGAACGGAATAAGTCTTGGACTTCGCGCCATTAGAAGAATGTCTTCAAGGTTCATCGAAAACACGTCCTCATAGAAAAGCGGGATGCAATACAAAACATTACCTGAACCATCATCAGATGCCATATTTACGGTATTTGGAACCCTTCGCAATCTTGAGGCTTGTCCTACTCTATCATCGAGAGAAGAGCCTCCACCATTCTCATACAGATATTGCTTAACCACTTTGAAATAAGCCTGAATATCTCTAATATTGTCTGTGCGGTTTCCTTCAATGAATAAATGAAATCCCCTCCCTGAAAAGAACAACGTGTGTATTAAATCTTCATCCTTTACCATCTGCATTACGATTCTTACATCATCCAATGCTTTCTGTAACCGTTCTCCGTGAGCATCAAAATCAAGAAAGATGCGGTCAAGGATTACAGAAGATTCGATAGCAGTTGTTTCTGAAAATTCTTCAAAATCATACACAGTTGTATATACATTCGTTCTGTTGTTGTGTGCATTCACAAATTCGGAATACTCACTTTTTGTCAGAACTTTCTTTCTCTTCATCTGAGGGGCGTTTGGAATGTGACTCCCCGCCCAAACTAGTCTCGGAAATTTCATTATTACCACCAAAATTAACTGTTGCGCTATTTAACATTTCACGGATAATACCGGCTACTTCTGCCTGTAAAGAAGCCATGATTGCTTCACGCATAGCATCTTCAAATGTGCTTCCAACGAAAGCATCATTTACTCTAACATCTCTAATTAGTTGAAATCTTTCAGATAGTTTCATCTCGGAATATAGATTATTAGAAAGGGATTCTATTGTTGATTTCAAGTTAGAAATTTCATTGAATGTCCAATTTCTTGCTAGCACTTTTGACTCTATCAAATCTCTAATCATCACAACCACGAATCCGTTTGTGCTGCATCACACATTCCGAAGAAAGAACAATGTGTGCATGTTTTATAGTAAAACTTAGGAGCAAAGGTCTTCTGCTCATAAGCATACAGTAATTTGGCGATACCGTCGGCAACTGAGGTCATAGAGCGTTTCTTGACTTCCTCAACATAGAGGTAGTTAGAAACGGGGTAATACCATCCCCAATGAGTCACCTTCATGTCTTTAGTCAAGCCGTTTTTGATGAGGACTTCCTCAGGCGCGGATTCAATCATCAATTGATAGAAGGCCATTTCCTTTCTCATCGTTGTTGTCTTGTAATCCTTCCACGGTCCGGTCTTCAACTCCATAGGAATGAGCGAATTTCCTTCGCGGAATACACGGTCAATGATACCTTGAAGGTGAATTTTGTAGTCACGCTGAAGAGGATATTTTGCGCTCTGATTTTTCTTGAAGGTAATTTCAGCATCAAACTTTCCTTCGTTCACTATCGGCAAAAACTCATCCAACTTCTTTTCATCCCTGCATTCAATGAAACGCTCGGCTTCTGTTGATGCAATAGTTAGATAAATGTCTAGGTAATCATCAATCGGGAAAAGGCTTTGACAATAATCTAGAATCTCTGTGTTGTTCATTGTTTCTGCCTTAGCAATATCGAAGTCCCTGAAGAAGTCCTCACGCGCATTGTGAACAATTGTTCCCTTAAGCATGGCTTCTGTTTGGTCTTGCGGAAGTCTTTGGATATAGGAAAAATCATACTTTTTAGGACACCAATCGTGAGAACCAAGAGAAGACTTGGTAATCTTCAAGATTGGTTTAGATGGGTCTTCCGACCAATCAGGGTTCCAATCATAAGTGTATTCATCCATTGATTTGATAATCGCTTCGTATTTTTCGTCGTTATTCATTTTACCACCACTCATCTAGTGTTAATTGTATTCTATTCGTTCTGATGCTTGAAGTTTCCCACCCCATAGCCTTATACACAGGTTCTGCTTTTTTAATTACAGACTCAGCATAATACTCATAATCTGCATTCCACTTATCAAACTCTTCATAAGTCGAAGCAGAAACATATTCCACCGGCTTCTTTTCCTTTGTTAAGGGATGGGTGTAAGTTTTACCCTGTGCATTTACCTTCAAGAAAAGGTAAGAATCATCAAACTCAGTATCTGTGTGTTCCCAAGCATAAAGAACACCTGCGATACCTTCTTTGATTGAAGGTTTTTTGTATTCTAAGGTAACGAAACTCGATGAATCTTTACCGCACTTTTCGCACCATTTTGAATGGAGCATATTTCTCAATTCATGATGTTTTTTACAGTCAGGGCATTTTACTGTCATCCTGTTGTCTTTTAGACGACTTCTCTTGATAATCGAAGCCAATGGAACATCGCCTTTCAGAACAGATTGATAAGTCTCATAGAGATAAGACGTAATTTCTGCCTGAGATTTTTGAGCAGCCCACATTTTCAGAACAGTTGTCTGAACTTCCTTCGAGAGTTTTGTTTCGCTAACTCTTTTTGCGGTGTAGCCGGTCATCGTGAATTTTTCTTTGTCTAAAAATACACCATCTTCCCAAGTAATCATGCCCGCGTTTCGATTCTTAGTTACACCCACACCAAGAGCAGAAAAATACTTCTCAAACTCAAGGACAACGGGGTGTTCATCAAGATTCATTACGTTTGGAAAAATCTTACGAACTCGTTCTTGAATAAGAGCAACTTTTTCAAGTGCTTCTTCAACAGAATCAATCTGAACATAGATTGAATCTGTGTGTCCATAAACTACTTTCATTTCCACCAACTACCATTTCCATTATAATGCAAGAATTTTGAAGCAGGTGCTTCATGCATTTCTTGGATTTCTCGAATTGCTTCCCATATAGTTTTGAATCCTTCGATGGCGTTAAGAATATCTTCTCGCTCATCTTCCAATTCATTGATTCTATGAATCGCTTCTTCAAGTCGTTGTTCCAACAGATTTATTCTACTTTCATTATCTAGTTTCATTCAATTCGCCTCCAAAGTGCTTTTTGTGTTTTAACTACATTCGGGTGTCTGCTAAGAAAAAAAGATACCTGTCTTTGATTCTGCACAAACTTTTTCATTATAGGCTTGGACCTTTCCATAAATACATGAGATGAAAATTCCTCACCTACTTTAAATTCACTTTCTAAGATATCATTCATTCTTTCTTTTATTGTTATCATTATACCATCTCCTTTGCTGCAAAGGCGGCTTCACGGATTGCTTCTCTCGCAGATGCGGTAATAGAAGCGGCTAATTCAACATCAGCCCAACCAAATCCTTGATAAGCAACGATGCCGTAAAAAGACGCCATTAGTCGCTTAACTGCCATTTGATTGTTATACCACTTACGGTATTCTAATTCATTACCCGCTTCGCGGGACTCTCTCATCCTCCGCTTATAATCATTACGAAGATTCTTCAGATGAAGAACAGAACGTGGAAGAAGACCCAATTCATCTGTTTTATAGTAGCGCATTTCAAATACCCTTTCTTCAGAGAAATCACGAGGAGTAAGAATATTTACTCCAAACTCTGTTTCTTCAAATGACTTAGTTTCCCAAGAAATGTTCCGAGCAATCATCATTGAAGGATATAGACCTGCGAAGTCAAACGCCGCTACGTTGAGATGCAATCCAAACGTCCCTTCTGATGTTGGGTCGTAAATCATAGCACCTTCATATTCTTCTCGTTCTCCATCCTTAGAACCTGTTGGGGCCTTCCACCAAGCATTACGCATAAAGTAAATAGAACCCATGTGGCTCGCAAAGAAACAAGCATCAAAAGGAGCAATAAGAAGTCGTTGAAGTGAAATGATTGCTTCGCTTGTGAAGTTAGTTTCGTCAATCTTACGCAGAATATCAACGTCAACAAGAGCATATTGCAAATAAACGTCTGTGTCCTCTAACCATCCACGGCGATAAAACTCGTTAGGGTCTGTAAACTTGGAAGTCCAAACCTTACCTTGTCCGAAAAGAGTATTTGATACATAGTCAAGAGAAAGACTCGGAAGGGTTCCGCGTTGTGAATCATTCCATTGACGTTCAAAAGCAAGGTCAAGATTCAAGGTAATACGTCCCTTGATAGGTTGAGAAATAGGAGCGAATCCTTTATCGCCCTTGTAATACTCAAAACCATCACGGGTTTTCTTAATTCCATCAACTGCATAAACGGGACTCAACTCGTTAGGGTTCAATCCATTAACACAAAGACGGTTCAGCAAAACAGGAAGGTCGAACTTTAGACCAAACCAAGCAATCAGCATATCAGGGTCTTTTGCTTGAACGGACTTAACAAACGAAGCAAGCATATTTTTCTCGGAAGAAAAGATAAAGACTTCTGTATCAAATCCTTCAATCGCAGGATGCACAAACTTAGACTCTTCAGGAAACCAAGTCCAAAGATAGAACCGCTTGTCATAGTTATCATAAACAGAAATAGCAGTAATAAAATCGTGGTATTCTCCACCTTGTTGCCATTCCATATCCCAATACCACTTACGCATATCATATTCAGGTAAAGAGTCTAACTCATCAACGCAATACCTAAAGTGCAAAGGAACATCGGCTTCATATGTTTCGGGAAATAACTTCCTTGCTTCACTAACATCATCAGCCTGTTCAACATAGACCTTAGTTAGAGAAATACCTCGAAGATTTGTTTCTTCAACATCTTCATATTTGAACTCTCGCTCGATGTATTTAGTTGGTCTATACTTACTAGGCTTCTTTGCATCTGAAGGAATATAGAAATACGGGCGAAATTCGACAACTTCTGTCTTTTTCTCTCCGTTTTCTCTCCAAGATTTAAAGATATGAAAACCTGTATTTAATTTGCTAATAATCATTTCACACACCCGCTACATACGGAGCCTTAATGATTCTCCTATCGTCAGCAACGACAAATAAAGGAGCCTCATCTAAGACATAAAAGGTAAGCATTTGGTCTTTCTCAAAGAAGTTATGGATTGGCCCTGAAAACTCAACAGTCGCAGGTTCACCACAACGAAACACCGTTTGGATTGTTTCCTTGTAATTGTTCGTTGTGTTAAACGTGCTTGAGAACTCTAAACTTTCTTCCTTAAAATCTAATTTAAAGACACCGGAACCAACTAATTCACAAGAAGAAATCACATCAGAAAATACTGATGCTTGAACCATAAAGCAACCTTCATACTTAGCAAGACCGACTGTTGGTAGTTTGTCTGCTTCATACTCAATAGATGCTTCATTTATGGCTTTACTCGCTCTCATGATTGAAGGTAAAGATGCCCATTCAACTACTCTAGGAAGGGAAGCCTTCTTAGAACCCGAAGAAATACTTAGGAAATCACCTCTTTCTAGGGAAACAATATCACCAAATTTCTTCAGGTAGTCAATAATAGGGGCAGACTGTC